ATCTCACGACTGCCCAGTTCAAATGTCTCACTGGAAGCCGTGCCCCATGCCAGCTTGCAGCCGCTATTCATCCACAGACGGAATCCGTTCATTCCGTTGGACTCATAACACTGCATCAACACACTGTTGGTCTGCGTAGAGATCTGCATACGGTAGTCCACCGCCAGCACAAAATTCCTGTCCTCGTCCAGCAACTTCACACCGGTATCGACATAATTCTTGCCGGTAAAATCGGTCTGCTTGTCGATGAAGACCTTTTCCTCAATGTCGTCGTAGCTGAAATCCGTACCCATCGTAATCGTGATCGGGTCCTTGCTGGAAACGACATTGCTTTCCACACCAACCTGCTTCATGGCATAGATTTCCACAGGACGCATCGTGCCGATCTCACGGCCATCAAAACAGCCGCTCGTATATTCAAAACTGTCATACACAGCGTTGATGTCTTTGTCGCCGGTCACATAGCCGCTCTTGTCCCATCCGCTAAACAGATAGTATTTATAGGCCGTTTCCTCGCCGGTATAAACAGGCATATCGCCATCGTACAAAACAGTCGAACCATACGGAGCCGTAACAGACTTCAATACCGCACCACGATTCAGATACCGCACCGTGTACTTGCGAACACTCTCGGTGTACAGCGCTGTAACCGTCTGGTTGCCAAAGACAGTCGTAAACTCTGTATCCCAGCCCTTAAAGGTAAAGTCCGTGCTCACGGTGCTTTCCGCAGTCGGCGTGGGGATCGGGTTCTCCGCTCTCGTAATGGGGTCAACCGCCTTACCACCCTTGTCAATGTACTGCACATCCAGAATGGTGCCATCCTTGTTCACAAAGGTCCATGCAAACTGCTCGATCAGCGTATTGTAGCTCACCTTCAAATCAGGCCACTGGGCATTGTAACGCTCCAGCTCCTTCTGACGGATCGTAGGCAGATGCACCTTACCAGCCAGCACAGAATGGTCGGTATTATAACCGTTCTCATCTGTACCCGTCATCGCATACAGTTTTTCAAGCAGCTTCGTATCGGTCATCTGCCAATCCAGACCAATCAGGCGCACACGGCTCAGATTCGTACACTTCGCCAGCATGTCCTTCAGGTCAATGGTAGCGCAATTTTCCACGACCAAAGCCGTAATGTTCGCATAGCCGCTGATTTTCAGGTCGGTCAGGTGGTTCAGGTTGCGTGCCGTCAGACTGCTGATTGCAGGCAGCTCCGCCGTTTCAATCTTGCCGCCGTTCGCAAAGGCAACACCGGTAATACCGCTGCCGCCAGCCTTAAACAGTGTCAGGTTCGTACAGCCGGTCAGGTCAATAGACTTCTTCAGATTCGGCACATTCTGCAGGTTCAAGTGCTCCAGCAGTGTATTGTTGCCGACAGCAAAGTCCGTCATGTTCGTGTTGGTATAACCTTCCACGCCGGAACCGATCTGCAGGTCAGTCAGCTTTACGCCGTGACTGAAATCGACATAGCCGGGGTAGAAGCCAGAAATATCACCGATACTGCGAATCAGGCTTGCGTTGTAAACATAAACCTCAGTATCATTCATGGCCGCAATCGGGCAGTGAACCTCATAGGTTTGTCCGCGCTTGCCGCGCATCTTTACAGGGTTTGAACCGTACAGCACAGACACATAGGTATCTGCATACGGCACGATATGGAATGTGCCGTCCGGCTTCACACCAGTCCAGTTCACAGGCGTATAACCGCGAATCGTCATATCATCGCTGGTTGCAGCACTGCCGCTGTACTTGGAAGCCATATACTTTTCCTGATACTTCTGGAACTGACGGCGCTGATGGCGCTTGTTGCCGTGCATCATGGGCAGATAACTGGTAGTTCCATTTTCTTCGTAAGTGCGGAAATATTTGCGCCGCATATCCATGACCCACAGGCGCTCCGGCTTCACATTCTGATAATCCTCGAATTTCTTCAGGATACGGGATGCACTCCATGCCAGTGCGTTTTCACGGTCACGGAACATAGCCGCCAGCTTATCAGGGAACAGGTCTCGGATCTTGCACCACAGCTTGGAATCGCTGGCGTTAAACACACTCTTAGTACCAACGGTATCCGTATCCTCGTAGCCGTAGCTCAGGGTCAGTCCGCCCTCGTTGTCGTTGCCCTGCGCGGTATCGTTGTCGTAGTCAAAGCAGAAATCCCAGTGAATAAGGTCACTCGTATGCGGGAATACATTCTTCGCACGGTTATCGACCATGGTGTGGCGCTCTGTAAACAGGTAGTGATACAGCGCAGAGTCCATGACAAAATAATCCTCAAAGTGCGCCTTAAACTCCTCGTCACTCGCATTCACGACCCAGTTCTGCACACGGATCCACGCATCCTTCGCAGCCTGTACTTCCTCTTCGGTGCAAGCCTTATTGATGTAGCGGAACTCAAAGCTGTTGTCGCCGTCCCAAGTCTCATGCGAAAAATCGCCACTCAGGAATCGAGTCTGCTCATCGGTGTTGTTATCGATTTCAACGATAACCTCTTTGTGGTTATCAGGGTCCATGCCCATCGTATTGTTGTTTTTCTTAGAGTTGCCAATATCACCGCAGGCATAGAAATGCCACTTACCGTCATGAAACACGGTGCTGTTCTCAATATCCGTCTCCTGTACAAAGACAACACACGGGTAGAAGGCCATCGTGTCGCGCACCTTCGGGTTGTCCTTGCGTGCCTTGCGAATGTACGGGTTAAACTCATTGAAATCATCTGCCAGCAGCGCGTTGTTTGCGTTTTCGGACGATGCAACGTTGACTTTAATATTAAAGTAATTCTCCGCCACACTATTTCCCGTCAACGCATACACAGAACCGGTACTCTCATCGCCAAAGGTAAAGCCGCCCTTGCAGTTAATGTCGATGTTACGCGCAGATTCACCATAGTGGTCAGAGCTTGTGCCCTGTCCCTTGTGGGAGCCATTGGCTGTCCAGTTGTCCTCAACGGCACGTCCGTTCTT